ACTTAGGTAATAATGGTGTTACTTATGTATTAGCAGCTAGAAATACAACTAGTACCCTTAGAACTGGAGATTCAGGCCAAAATTGGCATCTCAGTAGCACTGTAGGAGCAGTATTATAATGATTGATAAACTATTTAAAACTTTTGGTGATACACTACCTGAGCGCCATGTATTCTTTGCATCGGAGGGAGCACCTACACGTGCTCTTCTTTTCAAGGAGTTTGGTAGCTGGTTATCATTTAATAATGAGTATTACCGTTATGTAGCTGTACAGAAAGCTTTGGCAGCTTCTAAAACTAAAAATGTAGCTGTAAAAGCTAAAGGAGCTACTAATGCAAAATAACCCTGAAATTACTGCGTATATTAAATCAGTATCTTTAACTGAAGATACTGGTGATATTATTATACGTGGATATGCAAATACAGTTACCAAGGATAGAGCTGGGGATGTTATTCCTACTGAAACTTGGAAATCTAGTAATGCATTAACAAACTACATGAAGAATCCAATTCTTCTTGCATTCCATGACCATAAACTACCTATTGGCGAAGTAACAGAATTGAATATTACACCAGAGGGATTGGAAGTAGTCGCTAGAGTTGTTAAGTCAGCACCTGCTAGTGTATATGTACTAATCAAGGATGGTATATTAAAAGCTTTCAGTGTTGGTTTCCGAATCTTAGATGCGGATTACGAACATGAGAAAGGTATTTTCTTAATAAAAGACTTAGAACTACTAGAACTTTCAGTAGTATCAGTACCTTGTAACCAAGATTCTATCTTTAGTCTAGAAAAAACCTTATGTATGAAAGACTATATAGAACTAAAGCAAAAGTTCATTAAATCTGAACCTGAGCCTTTAAACGAGATTGAAAAACTTCTACTAATGTTAGGTTCCCTAGACTAAAATATAAAAGTTGGTTTACAAAACCTAACTATTTAGTATATAATAATTCTATCTTAAATTAAGACCAAATTTTTTACAACGATATAATCATAGGAGATTAATTGTGCCAAATTCATTAGATATTAACAAATTAAGAGATCAACTTGGTCTTACCGCAATCACTGACGCTCTAAAGCAAGTTAGTGACGAAAATGCTAAAACTCAGGCAGCTAAAGCTCTAGCAGCAAAAGCAGCAGAAGAAGAAGCTCGTGTAACTAAGTTAATCGAAGCGTCTACTGGAGAACAACGCGAAGCGTTGATCGCAGCAAACGATACAATCAAAGCTTTAGAAAGCAAACTTGATACAGGCAATACAGCATTCGCTAAAGCATTAGAACAAATGCAAGCAGAAGTTGTTGGCTATCAAGATCAAATTAAACAAGTTTTAGCATCACGTGAAAACAACCACTCTTTCGTGGCTGGTGCAGTTGGTAAAGCTATGTTCGGTAACGACCAAGAAACTTTTGAAAAAGAAGTTGAAAATGTTGCTTTAGTAAGTTTCATTACTGAAAAAGGCATGTTCGAAACCAAATATGGTGAAGCTCACTTAAAAGCTGTTAACGCAAGTTCAAGCATCCAAGTTTCTAGTGAAAACTACGAAACAATCTTTTCTCAACGTATTCTACGTGATATGCAGAAGTTAATGGTTGTTGGTAACATGTTCGAAGAATTACCGATGACTAGTAAGTTACTTACTATGATGATCGAACCTGATTCACAAGTTGCAACATGGGTTGATTCTAGAACTTATGGTACTGACGCTACTACTGGTAACGAAATTACAGCTGCTCTAGGTGAAACAACTTTCCGTACATTCAAACTAGCTAGTAAAGCTTACATGACTGATGAAACAGAAGAAGATGCTATCGTAGCATTACTACCTATTATCCGTCGTCACTTAGTTGAATCACACGTTAAAGCTATCGAAATTGCTTTCATGAGTGGTACTGGTACTGGTCAACCTGCTGGTCTACTAACTATGGCTGCTGCAGATTCTATGAAGAAAGCTACTTTAGCTACTCATACTGGTACTGTTAAAGTTACAGCTAAAATGATTCACGTGTTACGTCGTAACATGGGTCAATACGGTTTAGATTTATCTAAACTAGCACGAGTAGTTTCAATGGACGCATACTTCGATCTTTTAGAAGATGAAGAATGGCAGGACGTTAACCAAGTTGGTGCTGATAATTCGTTAAAGCTTCAAGGACAAGTTGGTCGTATCTACGGTCTAGCTGTTGTAGTTTCTAACTACTTCCCTGCAGAAGCTTTAGGTTCAGAATTCTGTGCTATCGTATATCGTGAGAACTTCGTTGTTCCTCGTCAACGCACAATTACTGTTGAACGCGAGCGTCAAGCTGGTAAGCAACGTGATGCGTACTACGTTACACAACGTCTTAACCTACAACGTATGATTGCTGGTAAAGGTATTGTTACAGGTACTTACGCGGCTGCTTAATCGCATAACCCAAATGAGGGCAGGGCTTCTAGCCTTGCCCTTTTTTATTGAGGAAAATATATGGCACAAATAATTAGTGTAGCGGACTTTAAAGCCGCTGAGGGTATTAATAGACCCGATTCAGACGCTCAGATTACCACAATAGTAAATGGTGTTAACTCGTACTTATCTGATATATTAGACCTAGATAATACTTCTGATTATCTAGAAAAGGTAGAAACTACAGAGTCATTTTTCTTAGATACTCTAGATAGGGCTGCTGATATTATAGTTACTGATGTAGATGGAGTACCTCTTACTGGCTTAACAGGTAGTAGAGGTAGATATACATTAACTAATGATTATGTTGGTATTGTTAATTTTACATACTCAAATCATATCCCCCTGACTGGTGGGACTTATCCTGCAGATATTATACTAGCAGCACATACGTTAGCTAGATACTACAAGCGAGAAGAATATAAAGCTAGTGCATCAGCTGCTGGCCAATCTATTAGCTTTGTAACCTTATCAAGTAATATACCAAAACATATATTGTCCTTAGTAGCGCACTATAGGCCACTATAATGTCTTTATCTAGTTTTGCAAAAGAGGTAGTTGATAAGCTGATTAATAAACTATACTCTAAAAATGATGATGGGACAATAAGCTATAGTCTAGAGATTAATAGTAGTAGGGCTGATCCCGACGTATTTACTACTAACTTTAAATTTAAGAAACCTATACCTGAAGCTGATCTAGAAAAGATTATGCCTGATTTTATAAATATCCTATCTACTAACCTATCCGCTAGACGCTTAGGTGTTATAGGTGCAATACTAGGTAAAGCAGGTATAGACCCAGAAAGTATAGGTAAAAGTACTAAAGTTATGGGTTCCCTACCTATTAGGGGTACAGGTAAGGGCACTGAAAATATAGGTTCTCTATTATCTATACGTACTAAGCCCGGTAGATTTATTGGTATAGAAGCTTTCAAAGGTTTAGTTAGCTTACTAATGAAACCTTATATAGTTAAAGATATGGTTAGTCCTTCTTTAGTATATAGAACTGGTAGATTTGTAGCTAGTACTTATGTTAGTAATGTACAGGTTTATAATAGTCCTAGTAGTTCATTACCTATACTAGAAATAACTTTTGGGTACCAAATGTATCCATACCATACTTTTGATCCAGCAGGGCCGAATGGTTTAGGATTAGCTACTCCAGAAAGAAATCCTCGTAAGATTATAGGAGAAGCAATTACTAAGGTACTAGATGATTTAGTTTCTAGTAGGCAATATAATATAAGGATTAACCAATTATGAGGGGTTCAATAGTAGACTCTTTAGCAGCATTAATAAAAGCAGGAGTAGATGGTTCTGATTATGCAAACCTTGATGGTAATGTATCAACTAAGAATCTACACTTCGACCAAATACCCGACTTCCCATACTGTACTGTCTCCCCTGGCCCTAGTACAATTACTCTAGAAAGTTCTGGAATAAAATGGAAGTATTTAGATGTATATATAAGATTATATGTTCGAAGCGAAGAAGATGCTCAAGGCAAATTAGAGCTGCTCATCGCAGATATAGAAAATATAATTGACTCTAATTTACAATTAGAGTATACTATCACTAAAGCATCAGGGGATACAATAACAGGTTATACCGCAGACTCTAATATTCGTAGTGTAACTACTGATGAAGGAATTCTCGCCCCATTGGCTTTCGGGGAAATAACCACACAAATTAGGTATCAAAATATTCAAAGGAGATAATTGATGAGTTCTAATATTCAACTACTTCGTAATGCCAGACTTTGGGTAAGCACAGCGCCTACTCAAGCAGCTATTACTAAGTTAAACACAAAAGAAATTTTATTACAGGATGACTTATCATTCTCACAAGGTACATCTACAAGTGATGTTAGTTTGGATGAAGCTGGTTATGCCCCTGCGCGTGGTTCTGCTCGTTTTAACGAGGCTTTAGATCCAGTTGAGTGGGGCTTCTCTACTTATACTCGTGCATTCCAAGAACTAGATTTAAATGGCGATGGTACTGCTACTGACTCTGGTGTTTTAGCACTAGACTCAATCTTATGGCACTGTCTAGCAGGTTCTGGCCCTTATGATCCAGCTGACCCTACTAATAGTGTAGCGTCTAATGCAGCTAACATGATAGTTAATTTTGAAGATAACCAAGTACATACTTTAACTACATTTACTATCTATATTATGATGGGTTCTGTATGGTATAAAATATCAAACTGTCAAGTAGGTCAAGCCGAAATTAGTTTTGATATATCTGCTATTACAATGGCTGCTTGGAGTGGTTCTGGTACTAAGTTAGAAACTTTACCTACTCAACCATTTGACCCAGCAAGTACTGATTATAAGTTATCAGATGCTATCTTTAACTCGGCTACTTATATTAAAAATAAGTTAACAGTTATTAAGTGTAAAGATAATAAAGATAGTGTAGAATATGTTATCCCTATTACTGGTGGTTCTATGACTATTAGCAATAATATTACATACTTAACACCATCTACTTTATCTCGTGTAGACCAAGCAATTGGTTCGTTCACAGGTTCTTTTGAAGTTACTGGAAGCTTAACAGCTTATCTACGTAATGATACGGGCGCAGGAGATAAGTATACTGCGGAATTACTAGCTAAGATGCAGGGTGATACCTCTACTACTAATAGCTTCGAATTTGCTATCTGTTTAGGTGGTATCTCTTCTAAAGCTGTTATTGATAATACAAATACAGCTACTCAGTTGAAGAATCCTTTACTTATGGTTCTACTACCAACATGTCACCTATCAACACCTACTGTTGAGTCTGGTGATGTAATCGGTACTAGTATTGAATTTAAAGCTATTCCATCATCATTTGGTACTTCTGATTCTATCTATATCGGTATTACTAATGATGCTAACGCAGGTTACGTTGCTAACTTCATTGCTAACCAGGATATGAATATACCTGTATAACCTTTAGGAGGTTTAATGAATTTTTCATTTAAACGCAACACCGAACTATACGTGGTTAAAGATGGTATCGGCTACTTACTAAACTCTGTAGCCGATTTTTCTCTAAACCAAACGGTTTCGGAGAAAACTATTAATAGAAAAAGTCAGTTTGCTAGTATAGCACCCAAGAGTATTATTAATAGGTCTAAGAACTTAGGTTCTGGCTCTATTGAGGTATACTTCAATAGGGAATGTTTAGCTATTCCAATACTACTAGAAACATTAGACTTTACTACTAATAATAATGCTGAGTATACTTTTGATAATAATTATACGACTAGAGTACAAGGTATTGACATAGTACTATTTAATAGGGTATCTAATACATATCATAGAATAATTGATGCAGTAGTAACAAACTTAGACTTTGGTCTATCTGCTAGGGGTATGAGTAGAATGGTATTTGGTATTGAGTTCTCTGATATACAGAAAACTAATATAGCAGTATTGCAACCAAGTCCTGAACCAGAAATAAGAAGTCCATCGTACATAGACTTTAAACTAGGTACACAGAATTTTCCAAGTGTTGTTAGTGCAGCATTTACAATTACTAGAAGTATTAATAGACTTAACAAAGGAGCTACTCAGTTTAACTTAGGCTCTCTTGCTACACCTACTAATCCAGTAGTAACGGGGTACGATATTACTGCAATGGTAACATCTAATATGGGGTTTAATACACTATTATCTAATAATGGTTTACCTTTTGATGAAGATGTTCACTTAGGTAATAAAGTATTCTTTATAGATATACCAAACGCAAAGATTACATCGAGAGAAGAACCGTCTGAGGTTTTCAAGGTATTCTTTGATATTAAACATCAATCTCTTAATTCCATTACCTTAGGAGGGTACAGCTAATGTCAGCTATTTCAATTAAAAGTATTAAACTAAACACTAAAACAATCGATTTAAATTTCCCAGAGTATCCTACTTTTGTGGTTCAAATCGGTTACTTATCAACAGAACTAAGCCGTAAGATGTATAAAGAATCTTATGTAACTAAGTTAGACCCAGAATCTGGCGTACCATTTGAAGAAGTGGATAATAACGTATTCGCAGAGCAATTCTGTAGACACGCTATTAAAGGCTGGTCAGGTTTAACTTATGAGATTCTTAGTAATCTTATGCTTATTGAGATTCCAGACGATGTTGACCCATCAGTAGAAATTGATTACTCACCAGAGAATGCTCTGGCTCTATACTTAGAGAGCGTAGCGTTAAATCGCTGGGTAACCATGTCGTGTAAATCTTTAACAAAATTTCGCACTAAGTAATATAGACAAAGTATATACCGAGTTTAAGAAGTATTTAGATAATACTTCTCTTGGTATTACTAAGGATAAATTCCTAGCTATGCGTACACAATGGATAGAGATAGGCCAACCGCCTCAGCCTATGTCAGACTGTCCAGCTGCTTTAGAGGACTTCCCTTCACTAGTTTTAACTAGTTTAGATATATTCTCCAATCTACCGGATATTTATATCCCTAGAATGGAGGGAACTCCTTATTATCAGGGCAAAGATAAAAGTTGCCTAGACTTATTATTTAGGCTACACTTTATTGACTCCCCTGAAGAGCAACTTATTATTCTCAACTTATTAAATATACTAGAAGCTAGAGCTAAAAAGGATATGAACAGGGTTAAGAAGTAGTTTTCCTCCAAAAGGCAATTAAGAGAGGGTTTAGCCTTGGTGATTATATTGCCAAGGCTTTTTTTATAAGGAAAAAACATGGCTAATAAATTAATCGAAGAGCTAATTATTAACGTTAAACAGAAAGGTCTAACTACTGTCACTAATAATGTTAAGAAGCTCCAAGATAATATGGTAAATGCTGCTGCTGGTGCTGAACTATTAGACAGTTCCCTTAAACCTATCCCAGAATCTTTAAAACAAATTCTAGCCGAGGCTAAACAAGTTGATCAGATAATAGGTAACTTAGGTATGGGGGCAGGTACTGATAGACTAGAAGCAGTTCTGCAAGAAATTGAAGATAGTATGCTAGAACTAGTGGGTTCATCTGTTAAAATGAATGAAACCTTAGAGCAAGGCTTTAAAAGTATGTCATCTAATAGTGCTAATGAAATTCATGATTTAATAGTACAGTTAGAGAGATTAGAAGATACTACTGAGAACGTAGGTAGACGTAATACACTTCAAACTCAATTAAATGAAAAACTAGCTGCATCACAAGAACGAGTAAATAGAGGCCTAGGGCGTACTAATGCTCAAGGTAGGGGGCAGGCGAGAAACTTTGCTAATATAGCTAGAGTAGCTGGACCACTACCAGGTCTATATGCTGTTATAGCTGCTAACGTATTTACTTTATCTGAGGCTTTCCGTGTAATGACAGAGGGAGATCAGTTAAATAGGTTAGAAAAAGTTGGTACTATACTAGGGGCACAAGTTGGTGTTCCTATACAAAGTATTGCTCGTGATATGGAAGAAGCAACAGGTTATACTATTAGTTATGAGCAGGCACTAAGACAAGCTACATCTGCTGCCACATATGGGTTTGGTGCAGAACAAATTACTGAGATGACCATAGCTGCTCGTAGAGCCTCAGTTGCTCTAGGTGTAGATATGACAGATGCGCTAAACCGTATTATACGTGGTGTGTCTAAGTTAGAGATTGAATTATTAGATGAATTAGGTATTACAGTTAGGTTGACAGAAGCCTATGATACGTATGCACGTAGTATCGGTAAGACAGCAGATTCTTTATCTGGTTATCAAAAACAACAGGCATACTTAAACGCTGTTCTTAAAGAATCTGAAGCAAGACAGTCTGCAGTAGACCCCCTTACCCAAGCTACTGGTTGGGAAAGATTAGGTGCTTCACTATCTGGAGCAACTACTAGAGGTAAACAGTGGATTTCAGGATTCCTAGAACCAGCGGCTGCAGCAGCTGCTAATATATTTAGTGAAGATAATCTTACTAAAGGTCAAAAAGTTATAGAAGCTAATCTTGAAACTCTTAAGAAGTCTATTGAGGCAGGGGATAAAGGTAGTGTATATAGTATGTTAACTGGAGATGCTAAAGCGCAAGCACAGTATAAAAAGTTAAATGCTGATATGTTAAACCTACAATATCAAGCTGAACTTATGAGAGATACTTTAGCGGCAACACCAGATAACTTAGGGAAGAATTTAATTTATAGACAGATTAGTGGTATAGAGTCAGCTATTGATGCAGTAACTGCTAAGATGAGAGTGTATAATGAGGCACTTGAGTCAGGTAAGACGTATTTGAATAAGCACTCAGATGCACAAATAGAAGCAGGTAATGAGGCGTATAAAGAAGCTGCATCTATTGCTAAAAGTGCAGAAGAATATACAAAGATTACTTCAGCAGTAAAGGGGGTAGCTAAACCTTATGAAGTACTACAAAATAATTTAACTAGTGTAAGTGAGGGGTTAGCTAACTTTATAGCTATTGGTGGTACGGCTGAGGAGTTCTATAAGGAAATTAAAATCTCCAAGGAGACTATAGATGGTTATACTAACCTACAGGCTGCAATGGAGAAAGTAGCAGTTGCTACTGCCACACTTGGGGCATCACAAGCAGCTATTACTTGGTCTGATGCACAGAAAGGGGTTGCTACAGAAACTACTGCACTTAAGTTACAACAACAAAGTATTAATCTTCTAACTAAAGAGATAGCACTAGCTAAGCAAGCTTCTGCAACTAAATCAGAGGGTTCAATATTAGAACTAGAAGCTCAGCGTAATACTTTAATAAGTGAGCGTGGTTTCTTATTACAAGCAGAGGCTAGAGCACTATTAGATGCATCTCAGTCTACTAGAGAACTATCATTATTACAGGCTACATATATTGATCAAGTAGCTAATGCTTCATCTGAGTATGTTAGACAGAAAGCTATAACAACTCAACAGTTGATATTCCAACAGGAACAACTAGATTTAGCAGTAGCACAGAATAAACCACTAGCTGAGCGAGCTGCTCTTGAGATGCAGATACTACAAACTAAACAGAAGAGTACGGACTTAGATAAAGCTGAGTTAACTAACAAGTTTGGTAAAGAGACAGACGCATTAAATCAAGGTAACTCTACTGGTAATGCTGGGCCTATTAGTGACCTAACTAAGCAGGTACAGCTAGCAGAGCAACAAACTGCTATTGCACAAGCTAAAGGAGCTGAGTTCCATGATCAATACTTAGAGCGTTTAAGTAATGAACTAGCATTAAAAGTCCAATTACAGCAGATGGAATTAAGTAGGGAGGCTACATTACAAAACCTATTTATGTCTAGAATAGGTATGCAGTCTACTATAGCTATGAATATGGAAGAAGAGTTGGCCTACCAAAACCAAATTGGGGCATCAATATACGAATCATCTAGAGCTGTATTAGATGGTTTTGACCCAGCTATGGGATCTATGTTCGATGGCCTAGAGAAGTTTACTTACGCATTGAAAAATATGGGTAATACTTCAGAGGGGGTTTGGAATGGTGTTAGCTCAGGTATCCAAGCTGCTGCTGGTGTTATGTCATTTATGTCAGACCAAGCTATTCAGGATATTGATAAGCAAATAGAGGCAGAAAAGAAAAAGGATGGTAAATCTGCTGAGTCTAAGAAAAAGATAGCACAACTAGAAGCTAAGCGTAAAAATGAAGAAATGAAAGCCAAAAGAATCAGTATTGTTTCAAGTACTGCTGCTGGTATCATGCAATCATTTGCTCAGTTAGGTCCATGGGGCGCAGTACCTGCTGCTATGATTGCAGCTATGGGTGCTATGCAGCTATCTTCACTTGATTCTGGAACCGTTGCTGACCCTTCAGGGGCTGGTAATATAGGTAAACTAGAGTTAGGTAGTAGAGATAACGTTGTTAACCTAGATAAAGGAGCTACAAGTGGAGAACTAAACTATGTTCGCGGTAATAGCGGTGTTGGTGGAATTCAAGACTTTGTACCTAGAGCACGTGGTAATAACATGAGTCCTAACGTTTCTTATGCTACTGGTGAACATGGCATAGAGGTTGTATCTTCTGATAGTTCTAGAACTAGTGTTACTTCTGCTGAGAATGTAGATGGAACTTCTTCAGGAAGAAAAGGTATAGGTATGGCACTTACTATTAATGCACTTGACTCTCAGTCTGTTATAGATAGAGCTGCTGAAATCTTTGCTGCTGTAGAGGCAGAAGCAAACTCTAGGGGTTATACTTTAGAGAGATAACTAGTAATCATAATGGGACAGTCAATTGGCTGTCCCTTTTTATTTTAATAAATTTAGATTAAAAACTTTACTTTACAAATCTTTTATAGTATGATATAACACATATAGTTTAATAAACATCATTGAGGAACTAAAATGACAACTTTACGATTACCAGATCCACTTACTAAACCTAATGCACCTGGGTTCACAGATGTACGTCTGATTGATAATTACCCAATCTATAGGGATAGACTAGCCGGAGGTAGCGTAGTTACTTTAGCTAGCGGTGCACAATATTGGAGTATATCCCTAACTTACTCTGAGTTATTCCCTGAAGAGCAATACATTTTAAGTACTTCCTTACTAAACTGCAAACATAAGGGTCAACCTTTAATGGTTTTACTACCACAGTATGAGAATTTCCATACAATAGGAGATCCTAGTAGTATCACAATTGCAGCAGGACAACAAGGTAATAACCTTACTATGCAGAATTACAATCTAACTGGGGCACCAAAAGCTGGTGACCTATTTCAGTTAACTAACCATAGTAGCAAGGTATATAAGATAACTAATGTAGTATTAGTAGGTACTATACTAACACTAGAAGTTTATCCTAATTTACGAGTACCTACTACAGGTAATGAAAAGCCTGTATTTAATGGTATACTATTTCAAACAGTACTAGCTAAACCAGAAGCAGTAGAATCTACCTTTACTTCAGATAGACATTACTCTGGGTTTACTCTAGAACTAGAGGAGCATGTAACAAATGGCTAATATTAACTTATTAAAAGATAGGTTGCATACTCTACGTGCAGCCTTAATAAGACTAGAAGATCCTAATAGTACTGAGATAGCACCTATCTATAAGTACTATACTGACTTCGGTAGAGATTTAACATATAATGGTGTAGTATACCAATCTAACGTAGTTAAAGAAGTAAAAACTATCAAGTTTACGAAACAACTAACTGCACATAAGACTAAAATATCCTTTACAGGGTTAGATCAAGAACAGCTTAGTTTAGCTATTGATTCTTCTTCTTCCTTTCTAAATAAGTCTTTACGTATATCTCATGTATTCTTTGACTCTGTAACTGAAGAACCTATTGGTGAAGAAGTTATCCTTATGGAGGGTATTATTACCGGAGCTTCTGTTGATGATAAACGTGGTTCTGGGGTAGGTAGTTCTACTATTGAATGGGAATGTGCTAACCACTTCCAAGATTTCCAACAAGTAACTGGTCGTATTACAGATGATTACGCCCATAGAGGTATGGTAGTAGAGAATGGTGTATGGGTTCCCTCTGTAGCAACTAAGAAACCAGAGTATGCCTTTGATAAAGGATTCTTCCACGCGAATAAAAGTACAACATTCCTAGCGCAATACCAGACTGAAGAAACTAAGTATAAGCTTAATAAAAAGTCTAGCTGGTTTGGTTTGTCTAAAAGCTATTCTATGCAAGAGTATACTGAAGTAGTAACTAAAGAGGTTGATTTACGCTTTGATTTAAGTGCTAAATTTATCCCTGTTATATATGGTACTCAAAAAGTACAAGGTATACCTATCTTTGCTGATACAGATAGAAATGATCCATCTCAGGTGTGGATTGTATATGCATTCTGTGAGGGAGAGATTGAGGGGTTCTTAGACTTCTACTTAGATGATGCACCAATTATATGCTTTAGTGAGGCTGACTCAGGTGGTAGAGTATGTTTTGGTAGAAAAGAAGTAAATGGTGATACTATTAATTTAGTAGCTGGCTCTCCAGGAGCTACTTCTCCAGTTAGTGTACATGGTCAAGAATATATTATTGACGATGGGCAAGGGGAAGTGTCTATACGAACTTTTCATGGTTTAGCTAATCAATTAGCTTCTTCTACTATGGTAACAAAAGCAACTAATGGGGAATTCTATCTTCAAGGATTAAATAACCAAGGCCCAGAGTATTGGGACTCTAGCTTTAAACTACTAGATACAGCTTATGTTATTTGTAGATATAGTTTAAGTGACTTAGAGGGTGGTAGAACATCTATACCTAAGCTAGAAGCAGAACTACGTGGAAAGATTATTAGTACATACTCAGCAGGGTTTGAGCAGACTCAAACTACTACTAGTAATAACATGGCTTGGCAACTACTTGACTACATTAAATCACCTGTATATGGGCTTACATTACCCATAAGTCAGTTTGATATACAGTCATTCGAAGATGTTGCTAATAAGTTTGAGCTTATTGATGATTCCTATGAAGCATCTTGGGTTCCTTATTGGAGATATTTAGGTTGGACAGATTCTATTGATAGCCAACGTACAACTATGCAGACTAATATGGTTATTCAGACCGAAGATACTGTATTTAAAAATATTCAATCTATGCTTAACCAAACCCAATGTTCTTTAAATAAGTTTGGTGGTAGATACTTCTTAAAGGTAGAAAGTGATGACCATGCTGTAATATCTATTGACTTAGATGATAATAGTATAGATGATATTACTGTTAAGGATATGACTGGAACTAAGAAGTATAATACTGTTTCTGCATCTATACTAGATCCTGCTAAAGGATGGGCTACTAATACTATTACATTCTATGATGGGGTATATAAGACTGAGGATAGAGGTGTTGAGAAGAAGTTAAATATATCTTTCCCATTTGTTACTAACTACTATACAGCTAGATCGATTGTAGATAGAGAGTTAAAGAAGTCTAGATTCTCTAGATCTATTAGCTTTACTTTACCATATTACTACTTAGGCAGCCTATCTCCAAATGATAATATTAATATTACATATAAGAGATTCTCTTGGATTAATAAACGTTTCATTGTAGATTCCCTAGATATACTTAGTAATGGTAAGATACAAGTAACAGTTATGGAGTTTCCACCTGATGTATTTATTAACTCTGGACAGGCACAAGTAGGGGATAATGAGGGAGTAGTACATACACCTGCTACACTCCCTGTTAGAGATTTAACCTATACACCTAATACTACAGAATCTATTGCTAATTTAAATGGTATAGTATCTTGGCTTCCTAGTTTAAGCACAGATATATCGCACTATACAGTATTCTATGATGGTGCTCCCCAGCTTATAATAGTAGCTAAACCTACTACAGGTACACAGACTACTAGAGTTGAGTATCCAGTTGTTGACTTACCTATCGGTTCCTATACATTTACAGTTAAGGCCGTAAATCTAGCAGGTAAATTTAGTGCACCTACTAGTATTCAGGTTAATGTAACACCAACTAAATATCTTCCAGATGTTACTAACTTTGTAGTAAATAATCTGGAACCTGGGCACACTAATAGGTTTATACAAAACTATGTTCATTTACAATGGGATAGTATCCAAAGTTCGCTTCCCTCTATAATATATAGGTTGCAAATTTTAGATATTAATGATACTATATTACGAGAAATAGAGATAGCAGATTCCGGCACAGCAACAGGTACTTTTACCTATACCTTCACACAAAATATTGAAGACTATACCCGTACTATAGGGTCACTAGGAGCTAATAGACAGTTGAAGTTTAAAATACGAGCTGAAAGTGGAGGTACTGCCGCATCATATAATTGGAGTACAATAAATTGATTAACTTAGCACCACAAAAAATGGTTATATCTGAGGTACGTGGTGGTTTTAATAAGCTATATGTATCTCACTCTACCTCTGGAGACTATGATGCTCTAGGTAGAATATTCTGGGTTCAGGAGGACGGCTCTGCGCTGCCTCCTACTACCTACAAGTTAGATCCTTTTAGTAATTCAGCCTCTTTAGGTGGATTACTAGCAAATAAAAGTTATACTGTAACAGGTGCATTTTATGATAGTTTTAGTAATGATGCTACCTTGGATGCTAAAGTACTGATAGAAGTATCCGACCCTTATACAGTAGTAACACAAAGTGGTACTAGTATAACAGGTATTACTTTTGAAACATTAGACGTAGATATTGGTGTAACTATACCTAATCTTAACTTTGCCTTAGTAGGTGCATGTGATGTACTTATAGTAGAGTATAGAGAGGGTACTGCCGCATGGGATCGTATTTACTCTGGACCAATGAGTTCTAGTGTTGTTATACCTGCTCCTAAACTAGGTTCTTTAGAGTTTAGAGTTAAAGGTGCATTCTATAATGGTGTTGGTGTTATTGAAGAAGGCTCTAACTATGTAGTATGGCCTAATATTGTGGATGTAGGGCTTAACTTTTCTAATCCTAGTACACCAAGTACCCCTACAGCTAAAATAGCTAAAATTAATGATTCCTTTGAACGATACGATGTAAAATTAACTTGGAATTGGGTTAAAGGTACGGGTGCAGGATTAAGAGGCTTTGTTGTTGAATATACATCTACTGCTGATTATGCAATTAATGGTTTCGATAAAGCAAAAACACTAGCTGTTGGTAATACATTATCTACTATTATTACTAATTTTCCATTTAATATACCACATAAGATTCGCATAGTATCTATGTCTTATGGTGAAGTTAACTATAGAGCCAATTCTGGGATACTAGATTTAACTATTACCAGTAGCTCTGTATTAGATAATAGCTTTACTAAAGAAACTCTTATTGATATAAACTATAATGGTATTACCGCGTATAGAAATGGCCCACTAGCTAGGATAGTAACATTTAAACTAGATGCTAATACAGGTAATGCTGGTTTTGGTACTCCTATTTTTGGTAAGCATCCGATACAGATTGATGGAACCACTGGTGTATTGTCTGTAGATGGTGGTGTAATAACAAAGAAAATTAATGCGGCTAGTTTCGTACTTACTAACTTTACTGGTACAGATAACCCTGCCCTTTATACTGAGGGTAAGACATATGCTAGTGGCGTTTCAGGTATATGGACTGGTTACGATAATACTAGTGGTATTTATAAGTTTGATTTAGGTAACTCTGCTAAGTATATACGCTGGGATGGATCTAAGTTACTAATATCGGGTCAAGTAGTTATTGGTACTGTTAATGGGGATATTCCACTAGAAGATACTATTGCTAAGCGTTTTGTTTATGTATATAAGTCTAGTGCCACACAAGAATCTCCTACAGGTAATGCTTATCCACCAGCTGGGTGGTCTACTATACCAGTTGCCCCTGCCAATAGTAATGAAAATGTTTGGGTATCTCAGGGACTTCTTAACGATGTTACAGGGGTATTACAAACAGGATATAGTTGGAGTGCTAGTATACGTTTTAGTGGTATTAATGGTGTTAATGGTATTAATGGGGCTAATGGAGCTAATGGTGTACCTGGCTATAATAACGCTACAGTATTCTTATATAAAAGAAGTGCTAGTACCCCTGCATTACCTACTACTAATAGTATCTATACTTTTACTACTAAAACTCTTACAGGATTTGATAATGGGTGGACTATAGGTGTACCTGCAGGTACTGACCCAGTTTATATAATAGCGGCCACAGCAAGCTCTGCCTCTAGTTCTGATACTATAGCGAGTAATGAATGGACTTCCCCTACTATATTAGCCTCTGATGGAGCAGATGGTAGTGATGGTGTAAATACCGCAGCTATTTTCTTATATAGAAGATCTACTGTAGTACCTACTAAACCTTCAGTATCTACTACGTATACATTTGCTAGCGGTGTACTAACTGGAGCTAACAATGCTTGGGTTCAAGGAATACCTTCAGGTACTGATCCACTATATGTTACTACGGCAACCGCAGTATCTACTAGTAGTACTGATGTAATTGCTGCGACTGAGTGGGCTACTCCGGTAGTTTTAGCACAAAATGGAGACGTAGGCTCTAGGGGCGCGGGTACATTTACTATTGCTACATCTACAGGTGCTTGGAGTGATACTACTGCTGCATCTGCTGTTCCAGGTTACCCAGTTCAGGATGATGTAGTTACTATCTATAAAGCAACTGACTTCTCTATAGCTAATACTAAAAGATTTAATGGATCTAGTTGGGTAACTCCTGGACTTATGGTACATGGAGATATGATAGCATCCGGCTCAGTATTAGGTGATAGGTTTGTAGCTGGTACAGAAATAAAAGCACCTGTAATTAATGGTGGTACTGTGCAGATGATTGGATCTACTATTATGCGAGTTACTAGTTCTACTCCATTTGGCCCACATAGCCTAATTGAATGGACGGGGCCAAGATTAGTTGATGAACTAGGTAATCCTTCGTGGAACTCATTACTAAAGAGTAATGCTATAACCTACTTAACAGCTACTGGTGATGCTTACTTTGGTGGTAGTTTAAGTGCTGGTGTTCTTAAATCAGGAGTTACAAACTCTTTAAAGACAGAATACGTACTTAATACATATCCTGTAGAGGTAGGGCCTTTTGCTACCAATGGTGGGTCTAAGACTGTTGTTGTATCATATTCCCTAGCAGCTAGTAGCAGTACAAGCACTGCGCCAGGTACTCTAACGCAACCGAGCGTATCTTGGACATTAGAACGTAGCATTGGTGGAGCGGCATTCACAGTGTTGACTTCTGGTACCTTTAGTGGTTCCACTACTTCTAGATCTAATCCCGAAACGGGGCAGTATGATGTTACTGAATTTGTGGATGGTTCTTTAACATTCCCAGATACTTCAGCAGCTACAGGAGACTTTATTTATAGAGTTAAAATAACAGCGTATACTAGATATCATGTAACTTCTAGTGTACAAGCACAGACATTAACATTAATCTCTACGGAGGGTTAATATGGAAAATAATCCAACATTTAATTTATATGTAGATTCAGGTATGTTATATGAAATATACCTGGGTCTGGCCAACTTGGTCGAAGACGCCCAAACAGGCCAAACAACAAAGACCCCAATAGACTTATCTGACATAGTTAGTTTATCTGGAGATATAAAAAAGAATTATAGTAGTAGTGCTTCATTAGTAGCCTCGTTTAACGTTTCTATTGAGAATGCAACTGCTGGTGAAATTTTAGTTACTTTACCAGCCTCTGCTAGTGCGAATATAGAGTTAGGACCTGATCCTACATACCTATGGGGTTACTATGATATAGTAGCTACCAATAACTTAGGTACTAAAATTAAGATAGTTGGAGGTAAAGTATACCTAAACCAAGTATTAAATAAATGAGGATAATAACGTGATTATAGTAGAGTTTTTTAAAAGAGATAGCCAAACTAATGCTGAGACTGGTGTAGGTTCTGTTGTACAAGTACTTACAGCAGGTCTTAGTGGTATTAGTAGATCTGAGCTAGATCAAATTAGATCGGATGCATTAGCTAGTGCTAATAGTGCGGCGGCGGAAGCATTAGCTGCAAGTAACTATGCATCAAGCGCTAGTTCCAGTAATACTTCTGCACAGGCGTACTCTTTAGCTGCTGCAGCAGAGGCAGATGATGCTGCTGCTAGTGCAGCTAGTGCTTTGGCTTCAGCTAATACTGCTAATACTAAAGCTACTATAGCTACTAACCAAGCTACTATAGCTACAGATGCTGCCACTACTGCTACTAATGCTACAAATAGTGTTGTACTTATTTCTAATAATATAGATTCAGTAGCATTAGCTGTTGATGCAGATGCAGCTAGTGCAGCTAGCTCAGCTAGCTCAGCTTTATCTAGTAAGACAGCTGCGGCAGCTAGTGCTGGTACAGCAACTAGCCAAGCTAATATAGCTACTACTAAAGCAACTGAAGCAAGCGCCAGTGCTACTTCTGCACTAGCTAGTGCTAATAGCGCAGCAGCTGATAAGGTAGCGGCTGCCGATAGTGCTATAGCTGCGGCTAGTAGTGCTTCTAGCGCTAATACTAATATTGATACTATTATTGCTGCTAAAGATAGCGCTGAGGCTGCTGCTTTATCTGCCGAAAATTCAGATACATCAGCACAACAAGCAGCTACTAATTCTGCTAACTCAGCTACTGCTGCCAGCACTTCAGCTACTTCAGCTAATAGTGCAGCTAGTATAGCTTCTTCTAGTGCTACTTCTGTATTAAGTGTAG